GGCACATCATCGACTACGGCACCGAGCCCGACCAGAAGCAGGCATACTTCACCCTCCGCGAGATGCGGCGGACGCTCTTGACCGCTGCCCCGCGAGCCGGTCAGGAAGGGGCGATCTACGCCGGGCTTGAACGACTCACCGAAACACAGCTCGGCAAAGAATGGCGACGCGACGATGGGGCGATGGTTCGCATTGACCGGTGTTTGATCGATGCCAACTGGGGGGCTTCGACGGATGTCGTCTACCAGTTTTGCCGACAGAGCAAGTTCGCCAATGTGCTTCTGCCGAGTCACGGACGGTATGTCGGCGCGTCGAGCATCCCCTTCAGCGAGTACAAGCGCAAGCGAGGCGATCGTGTCGGGCACAACTGGCGCATCCCCAATGTCGCGGGCAAGCGGGCTGTACGGCATGTGGTCTTCGACACGAACTACTGGAAGTCGTTCATCCACGCGCGGCTCGCAGTCCCGATGGGCGACCCCGGGTGCCTGGCGTTGTTCGGCCGCAAGCCTGAATCTCATCGCCTCCTCGCCGAGCATCTGACGGCCGAGTACCGCATCAAGACCGAGGGGCGAGGGCGAACCGTTGATGAATGGAAACTCCGCCAGCCCGGCCTCGACAACCATTGGCTGGATTGTCTCGTCGGAGCGGCGGTGGCGGCGTCGATCCAGGGAGCCACGCTCTTCGGCACGGGCGCGAAGCCGACGCCGACGCGCAAGCGGATCAAGCTGTCGGCCTTGCAGAGGGAGAAACGCTGATGCCTCGCGTGAAGCAGACCATCCAGAACAAGGACGGGCAACCCGTCGGCATCGTCTGCAGGCACTGCGGCTGTGGGCACCACCGCGTGCTCTACCTTAAGCGGCTCGCGGGCGGTGTGCTGCTGCGTCGGCGCGAGTGCCGTCATTGTGGTAGACGCTTCACGACGCGCGAACGGGCTTCGTGAAGCGCAGAAGCAAGAATGCATTTCTTGCGACGCATTGCATGCGTTGCTCGCACAACATAAGAAAATCGAGTGAAATTCGATAGATCGAATGAAGTGCGCGTGAAGTGTGTCGTTGCTCGTACACATGTCGGTGCGTTGTCGTAAGTAATAGGGAGTGGCCGCGTGTTGAGCGGCCCGGTGACACGACATGCCCGACGAACTCGAACAAGCCATCAAGGACAACGCTGCCGGACCCAGGCGGGCCAAGGGCGACAGCGGCGAGGTTGAGCAGCACGATCTGAAGGACCAGATCGAAGCCGACCGCTACCTGAACTCGAAGGCGGCTGCGATGAAGAAGGGGCTGGGGATCAGGATGGCCAAGGCGGTGCCGCCGGGGACGGCCTGATTGAAGAACTGATGAGGAACGAGCACGGATGCTCATGCGACTGATGCACAACCTGCGCACGCCGCGTCATCGTGAAGGCAAACATGCCGATCGTGGAATCGGTGTACGCACACGGGCGATCAGTCTGCAGCCTCTTCGCGCCCGGTACGACGCGGCGGTGACCACGGATGGGAACCGCCGCCACTGGGCCAATGCCGATGGGCTCAGCGCCGACGCGGCTGCGAGCCCGGAGGTCCGGCGGGTGCTGCGGAATCGCGCCCGCTATGAGGTCGCCAACAACTCCTACGCACGCGGGATCGTGCTGACGCTGGCCAACGATGTCATCGGCACCGGGCCGCGGTTGCAGATGTTGACAGGTGATGCTGATGCCGACCGGCGGATCGAAGCTGCGTTCATGCAGTGGGCTCGGGCGACGGATCTGCCTGCCAAGCTCCGGACGCTGCGAATGGCACGGGCTGAATCGGGCGAGTGCTTTGTGCTCCTGGCCCGGAATCCTCGGCTGTCCTCGCGCGTGCAGCTCGATCTTCGATTGATTGAAGCCGATCAGGTCGCGACGCCCGACCTTCGCACCAATCAACCCCGCGCCCCCCACACCATCGACGGCATTGTCTTCGACGACTTCGGCAATCCGGTCGAGTACCACATCCTCAAGCAGCACCCGGGCAACCAACGATGGCTGGCCAACCTCGATTACGACCGCATCGATGCGTCGGTCATCATCCATTACTTCCGTGTCGATCGGCCCGGGCAATCGCGTGGCATTCCGGACATCACTCCGGCGCTGCCATTGTTCGCCCAACTTCGTCGTTTCACGCTCGCCGTGATCAGCGCAGCCGAGACGGCCGCCGACTTTGCCGGTGTGCTGCAGACCGACGCTCCACCCGACGGCGAGGCCGACCCGATCGAGCCGATGGACACCGTCGAGCTCGAACAGCGGATGCTCCTGACACTTCCCGGCGGGTGGAAGATGGCGCAGCTCAAGGCCGAGCAACCGGCGACGACCTATGGCGATTTCAAACGAGAGATCCTCAACGAGATCGCCCGGTGTCTGAACATGCCGTTCAATGTCGCAGCCGGAAACTCGAGCGGCTACAACTACGCTTCGGGTCGACTTGACCACCAAACCTACTTCAAATCCATCCGGATCGAGCAGGCACACATCGAGCGCATCGTGCTCGATCGCATCTTCGATGCCTGGCTCGATGAAGCGGTGCTGGTCGAGGGCTTGCTTCCCCAGTCGATGCGGATGCGAGATGCGTCGCGCACTCGTGGGGGGCATCAGTGGTTCTGGGACGGGACTGAGCATGTGGACCCGGCCAAGGAAGCCAACGCGCAGGCCACGCGACTGAGCAGCCGCACGACATCGCTGGCGCGTGAATACGCCAAGCAGGGTCTCGACTGGGAGGCGGAACTTCGGCAGATCGCCAAGGAACGCGAGCTGATGGAATCGCTGGGCATCACGCCGGCGGATGCTGCGGATCAGCAGGGTGCGGCTGTTCCAGTCGGCACGAACAACGAGGACGAGGAATCAGATCATGACAACAACGCCTGACATCCTGGCGATCAACTGCGAAGTGGCGATCGAAGCGGCTGCGCCCGAGCAGGGCGATGGCGCGTTGCCGCGCTTCAGCATGGTCGCCTACACCGGCGGGCCGATCCGCACACTCGGCTTCGCCTATCCCGTCGTCGTGAATCTCGACGGCATGACCATCCCGACCCAGCAACGACCCGTGCGTTTCCAGCACTCGGCGCTCGAAGGCGTCGGACATACGCAGCGCATCGTCATCGAGGACGGCAAGCTCCTTGCCGAGGGTGTCGTCTCGCGCGATACGCCCGCGGCTCAAGAAATCGTCGCCAGCGGGAAGAAGGGGTTTCCTTGGCAGGCCTCGATCGGGGCTTCGGTCGACGAGCTCGAGTTTATCAAGCGCGATGTCGCCGTGAGGATCAACAGCCGCAAGTTCACCGGGCCGATCTATGTCGCCCACAAAACCACACTCAACGAGATCAGCTTTGTCGATCTCGGCGCAGATCAACAGACCAGTGCCCGCATCGCAGCGCAGCACCAGCAGGAGAACACACCGATGCCAGACACACCCAACGATCAGAACACCACGACTTCACAGAGCGCCACTTCGATCGAAGCGAACCAGCCCGGACCAACCCCGCCGATGAATAAGTCGGTCAATATCACCGCCAGCGACCCGGCGGCCGAGATTGACCAGATCACGACGCGGGCACGCAATGAGTCACAACGCCGTCAGCGCATCCAAGAGATGACGGCCGAGGTGCTCGCGTCGCGTCCTGAACTCGCCGACGAACTGGGCAAGCTGGCACACGCTGCCCTCGAAGCGGGCTGGAAGCCGGACAAGTACCAGCTCGAAGTCATGCGGCTCGGGCGCTCCTACAACGGGATCGGCGGACCCCGCCGACAGGACGACCGTCTCGATGGGTCGGTCGTCGAAGCCGCGATGTGCATGGCAGGCGGGCTGGAAACCGAAACACTCGAAGCCCAGTTCAGCGAACGCACACTCGACGCTGCCAACCGCCAGTACCGCCACGGGCTGGGACTGTGCGAGACGCTGCTGATCTTCGCCCAGGCCAATGGCTACCGTGGCTACGGACGCAGTGACCTCAAAGGGCTGCTCCAGTTCGCCTTTGCCGATGTGCAGGCGGCTGGTTTGAGTACCATGAGCTTGCCGGGGATTCTCTCCAATGTCGCCAACAAGTTCCTGCGGGCTGGGTTCGATGCGGTCGAATCGACCTGGCGTGACATCGCGGCGATCCGGTCCGTGCGGGACTTCAAGCAGGTGTCGAGCTATTCACTCACCGGCGGATTCGTCTACGAGGAGATCGCACCCGGTGGCGAACTCAAGCACGCGACCGTCGGCGAGACGGCGTACACGAACCAGGCCAAGACCTACGGGCGGATGTTCGGCATCGATCGGCGCGATCTGATCAACGACGATCTCGATGCACTCACCGCTGTCCCCCGCCGGCTCGGTCGTGGCGGTGCGCTCAAACTCAACGAGGTCTTCTGGTCCACCTTCCTCAACAACGCGGCTTTCTTCAAAGCAAGCAACAACAACTACGCCGAGGGTGTGGACACGGCCTTGGGCATCGACGCCCTGACGCAGGCCGAGACGATGTTCCTTGACCAGACCGATCCTGATGGGCATCCGCTGGCCGTCGCGCCGGTGATCTTGCTGGTGCCCAACGCGCTCTATGTCCCCGCGACGCAAGTCATGAACTCGACCGAGTTGCGCGATCCGGCATCGACGAAGAAGACCCCGGTCGCCAATCCGCATGCGGGCAAGTTCCGCCCGGTGCGTTCGAGCTACCTGAGCAACACCAACTACGCCGGCAACTCGACCAAGGCGTGGTATCTGCTCGCTGATCCCAATGACATGCCGGTGATCGAGGTGGCGTTCCTCAACGGTCAGCAGCAGCCCACCGTCGAGAGCGCCGACGCCGACTTCAACAACCTCGGCATCCAGATGCGCGGCTACCACGATTTTGGATGTGCTCTTCAAGAGCCGTGCGCTACCCGAGTGGAGATTGTGCCGTTCGCCTGGCACCGGGGGGAAGTCGTGGCAGGGGCGTGAGCGTGGGCACTCGTTGGCATCTACCCGACCGCGTTGGCACTATCGCAAAGCGTGATTCCGAGCTGCGACAGTGGCCTCGAGGCGGCCCAAGAGGCCGTCTGTCCGCGACAGGCAGGCCGGGCAGTTCCCGTTCCGGTGGGGGATGGCGGGCGTTGCGGACGAGGCGTAGGCCCTGAGCTACGGGGCAGCACAACAACGCCTTGGCTTCCGAGGAGATCAAGCGTACAATGAGGCACGCTCACATTTGACAACATCTGGCCCCATCCATCGAGCTGTCCACAAGATGATGGACATTAAGGAAGCCTCCTAACAGCGATTTGGATTATATTAGGGTACTCGCATGAAACTCATCCACGAGGTCGATGCCGACAAACTCCGCGGGGGGTACTACACCGCTGCTCCGCTTGTCGATTGGTGTCTCAACCGCGTGGTTCGATTGACCAAGCCAGCCGTGCCGTCGCGTTGGCTGGAGCCGTCTGCTGGCGACGGTGCATTCATGCGCGGCCTTGAGCGTCTGCGATCGTCGTGTAGTAGCCTGCAGGACGCGCATGTGGACGCGATCGAATTGGTCGATACAGAAGCCGCAAAGTGTAGATGTGCGCTGCGAGCAAGTGGGCTATGTGGAAAAGTCGTCAATGACAGCTTCTTTGAGTGGGCGCGGCATCAGCAGCCGTGCTTCGATGCGCTTGTAGGCAATCCTCCGTATGTGCGTTACCAATTCGTCGACGCTGAGGATCGCTTGCTAGCCGAGGAACTGATGCAACGACTCGGCGTTGAGCTGCGCGGTGTCTCAAACCTCTGGATTTCATTCGCACTCATCAGCATGTCGCTCTTGCGACCCGGAGGTGCATTCGCGCTTGTGCTGCCGACAGAACTCTTCTGCACTGTTTCTGGCGGGCAGTTCCGCTCAACGGTGGTCCGCGATTTCGCATCATTGCGCGTTGACATGTTTCCACGCAATACCTTTCCAAACATCCTTCAAGATGTCGTTGTGGTAAGCGGTGTACGCGCGAAGCGCGAGGTAAGCAAGCGACCCGTCATGTTCTGCGAGCATCGACGGTCTGGCAATGTAGAGTGGAAGCACGCGGTGCAAGCGTCGCCGGAATCCTGGCAACGATATCTGCTGACTGCAGAAGAGGTCAACGCGTTCAATGAAGCGTGCCGACTCCAGGGCATGCATCGGCTGGGCAGCATTGCGCGAATAGAAGTCTCGATCGTCACCGGGGCGAATCCGTTTTTTACGGTCGATGACTCGACACTAGCTGAGTTCGGACTCGAACCATGGGCCCGTCCACTACTCGCACGCACATCCGATGCGCCTGGGATCGTTTTCAAACGCAGTGACCACACTCAGGCACGGCGACGTGGAAGCCGCGCATGGATTCTCGATTTCTCTGCGGATCGTCCTAAACCAAATGGTCAAGGACGTGTTCGAGAATACTTGGCTCGGGGCGAGGATGACGGACTGAACGAGCGGTATAAGTGCCGGATTCGTTCTCCGTGGTATCGCGTGCCGCAGATCAAATCTGGCCGTCTCATGATGACGAAGCGAGCGCACCAGTATCACCGCCTGCTCCTAAACCAAGCGGGCGTCTTTACAACTGACACGGTGTATAGAGGGGAGATGCTCAGCATGTTTGCTCATCGCGAGAAGGATTTGGTCTCCGGATTCCAGAATACGCTTACGCTGCTGTCGTCCGAGATCGAGGGGCGTACATACGGGGGCGGCGTACTCGAATTGGTGCCCTCGGAGATTGCTCGATTGTCCGTTCCGCTTGTCTCGACCGCGCCCCTGTTGGGAAAACTGGACACCTTGAGTCGGTCCCGTGACGGGCAGCGCGACGGGACAGAGGCCGTGGTATCAACGACCGATGCTGCGCTTTGCGAACAGGTAGAAGGCTATTCGGATCTGCTGCCAGTTCTGTGCAGGGCGAGGGCCCGCCTTATCAACCGCCGAATGGATGCTCATTGAGTCGTGTGCGTTACCGACGACGTCTTCGCGCCCCAGCCGGAGCCCATGTAGGAGCAGCGCTTTGGATGCGTAGCCAGTACTCGCCCCGGTCATCGAGTTCGATGATGACCCACTTGCCGGTCTGACTGTGATCGCGCAGCCACCTCCCCAGCGTCGGGCCCCAAGAGAGCACCGTCACGATGTTGTGCTGGCCAGCTTCGCGGTGCGCAGCGTGGTCAACAAGCAGGTTTTGCCGATCGAAGTTCCGTCTTGGGAATCGGACATTGAACGCCACATGTGCTTCTTCATAGTTTTTCGCGCCCCGCGCGACGGTCGTCCAATTTTGCCCGCCGAAGAGCTGCTGACGGAACCATGTGTTCTGGTCAATGTTGTGGCCGGCCTGTCCCAAGCGCAGCTTCCCTGTCGGATTGGTTCCGGCACCAGTCTGCAGGGCATCGGATGCTGACAGCTTCTTGCACCAGCGCAAGACGATGGCGCTGGGGGTTCCTGCGGGAACGGGGGGCTCCGCGACTTCCCCCTCCCGCTCCATAGTTTCGCCAGCAGCGCCGGGCGGGGCTGTCCAGCGACGTCGTCTGCCGCCGCGTCCTGTCGCTGCCCCGGCAGCTCTGCGCGTTGTCGCCCCCCGACGTTGCCGGGTCGCACGATCAACGACGATTCCATCGGCCAGAAGCTTCCGCGCATCTTCGGTGTTGGTGATCTGAAACACGCCTGGGTCGGTAGATGTGAGCCACCAATCTGTGGCCCGCACGATATCCCGCAAGGCTCGATCCGACTCGGGCGTTCCCGATGCGACCTCGATCCACGCTTCGACATTCGCGCCGAACGCTGCGACGGTCAAGTTGGCTGATCCGATTATTGCGGCCTCAGAGTCGTCGGCCTGCACGATATGGGCCACCTTCGGGTGGAACAGCGCACCATGCAATGCAATTACGGTGAGGTGGCTCGCCTCCCCGGCCGTCGTAATCTTGAGGACCGACTCAACATCATCGATCGTCAACGGGTCCGTGACATTTGAGCCGAGAACGAGATTCACTGGGCTGCCCGCCTCGGCGAGTTTCTTCAGGATCGTCTCATACTTCGAGATGGCTCCGTACCGGAAGAATCCGAACTGCCCGCGAAATGCACGGATGCCACCAATGACATGATCATCGAACCACGCACCAGGACAGACTTCATTGCCGCCGGTGCCACTATCACGGTAGCGAAGCATGTCGATAGTGTATCAGACGGCCGTCACGCAGGCCAACCGATGCCAGTCTGCTAAGCTTTGATTTTTGGAGAGGATATTGTCGGAGTTTCCCATCGCGACTGGATATGGGAGATGGATGGCCAGGGTGGTCCCGGGAGGCGAACAGATGCCAGTTGATCCTGATGCTTCGAACGACTAGACAGCATTGCCCTAGCAACCTCGCCGCAAAATTGGTAGCAGTAGTGACTTACACCAGACGGATGATGGATCGAGGGCATTGCTCAAACCCTCTTCCCGGTCAGCTGACAGCCGCATCTCGAAAAAAATCTACTCCCCGCTTTACGAATCGCCTCCTCGGCGAGGAATAACGAGATAGGGAGGCCACTCGGCCTGCCCCGTCACAAACCCCTGCCAAGGAGACCATCGTATGCGGATCGGAATGTCCTTTGACGAGTATGTCGAGCTTCGGCTGAATCCACCGGCGGGCAGCGACCCGGCGTTCCGGGCGGCGGCTGAGCAGGAGCGGGAGCAGATGTTCCCGATGAACCTGGCGTCGGCGGCCAACCACCTGCGGTCGCGCGGCTACGACTGCAAGCCGATGATGCTCGAGATGCTCATCGAGAACGGTGTCGTGAAACCCACCGACCGGGATGCGTGGACGCAGGCCGATGTGGATGCCGCTGCCGAGCACTTCGAGGATGCTCAGATCTTCGTGCCGTACGCCGCGATGTGCCAGGCCTTCGGGTGCCGGTATGCGGACTTCCTCCGCCCGCTGCGCGAGGCCGCCGAGCGTGCGTCCAAGGAGTACGGACGGCATGTGCCCGAGGACGACCAGTACTTCGTCATGCACCGGGTTCCGTCTCGCGGCGTGACCGATGACGATGGCAACCTGATCGGCATCGAGCCTGCGAAAATCTGCTTCACGCTGTGCGATGACATCAAGGAGCGGCTCGAGCGCGGCGAGGAGGTCTGATTGCATGATGGACCCCCTGAAACCCGAACTCGAACTGACGCCGGACCTGATCAAGAGCGCGAAGAAGTTCGCGTACAAGCTGGCCAAGAAGCGGTGTCCGAAGCACATCGACCATGACGACGCGGTGCAGGAAGCGCTGCTGAAACTGGTCAGCAATCCGCCCCGGTATGACTCCTCGCGTGGGGCCAAGGAGACGACGCTGATCTACACGGTCATCGACCGGGCGATGATCGACTACATCAAACGCGAGAACAGGAAACACGCCGACCGTTTCGTTCAGCTGGACGAGTTGGAGACCCGTGTTTCGGATGGCGGCGATGATGACGATGGGAACAAGCCGCGCACCTACATCAGGATTCGCAGGCCTGGCGACCTGCGGGGGTCGGGCTGGACCACCGACGACATCCTCAAGTTCATCGACAGCGAGGAAAGCCGTGCTCTGTGCCGGTTGGTCATCGAATGTGGCGGCAATGTCAGCGAGGCGGCCCGACGGTTGAAGGTGCGGGAGGGCACCATTCGCTACAGGCTCAGATTGCTGGGGCCGAAGATGCTGGCTGCCGGTTTCAATCCGCACAAGATGGGAGGGGACTATGACGACCTTGGTCAAGGATGACCTGCTCTTCACCGCCTCGGGCGTGGAGATTGAGGCTGCGGCTGCCGATCGCAAGCGGCCGACGATTTCCGTCGTTGCCTACTCCGGGGGGATCATGGCGGTCGGGTCATGGGGACCCGTCGCCATCGACCTCGATGGTCTTGATGCGTCGGGGCAGATCGCGCTGCTGGCCGACCACGACGCGCGGGTGTCGGGGGTCGTCGGGCACGGCCAGGCGTCAATCAACGATGGGAAGCTGGTCGTTGAGGGCGTGCTGTCGGGTGCGGGCGATGCGGCCAGGCAGATCGTCGAGATGTCGCGGGGTGGGTTTCAGTTCCAGGCCAGCGTCGGCGTCGTGCCGATCGAGCACGAGCGCATCGCGCCCGGCGAAACCATCGAAGTCAATGGAAGGACGCTCTCGGCGGCGGGCGGATTTACGCTGGTGCGCAAGGGCACACTCCGGGAAGTGAGCATCACGCCGTTGGGGGCGGACGCGAACACATCGGTCGCCATCGCGGCTGCACGGAAGGAAGGGATTGCAATGAACACGGAAGTTCAAGTTGATGAGCAGGCGATCCGCGCCGATGAGCGCGACCGGCTGCAACAGATCGAGAATGTCTGCCGCGCGCCGAGCGGCACCTGGGGCGTGAGCCAGCAGAAGGTGGACGAGCTCAAGGCGGCGGCCATCGCCGGGGAGATCGAGGTCAAGGACCTGACGGCCCAGGTGCTCAACATCCTGCGTGAATCTCGACCCATGGTATCTGGTGTTCGGCACCAGATGTCGGTCGGCGGCGTGACCACGCTCGAGGCGGCGCTGCTCAATCGCATGGGGCTGGCCGAACTCGGCGAGCAATCGCTGGGCGCGTTGGCAATGGAGCATGGCGAAAGTCTCCGGGCGACGCATGCGCTGGACCTGTGCCGGGCTGCCCTGCGTCTTGACGGCGTGGATGAACCCCGTGGTCGAGAGGAGATGGTGAAGGCGGCGCTGAGCACCACGAGCTTGCCGGTGGCGCTGGGCAATGTTGCCAACAAGGTGCTGCTCGACGCCTACAACGAGTCACCTTCGACCTGGCGATCCTTCGCGGTCGTCCGTTCCGTGGGCGACTTCAAGGACCAGACGGCCATCCGGCCCTCGTTCACGGGCAGCTTGCAACAGGTCGCACCCGGCGGCGAACTCAAGTACGGCAGCGTCAGTGAGTGGATGGCCACCTACAAGATCGACACCTTCGGCAAGGTGCTGAGCATCGACCGCCGCGATCTGGTCAACGACGACCTCGGCGTCTTCGATGACACCGCTCGGGCCTTCGGGCGGGCGGCGATGCGGCGGCTCAACGATCTGGTTTACGAGGTCCTGCTGGCCAACGCGGGCGGATTCTTCTCGGCGGGCAACGGCAACCTGCTCGAAGGGGTGGACACCGCGCTGGGGATCGACGCCTTGGCGCAGGCGATCACCGCGATGTTGACGCAGAGAGATTCCGAGGGCAACGACCTCGATCTGCGCCCGAGGACGCTGCTGGTGCCGCCGGAGTTGCAGACGACGGCCAAGGCGATCCTGGAAAGCGAGTTCATCCAGCAGATCGCTGAGAAGCAGCCGACGGGCAACAGCCTTCGGCGTGCGGTCTCGATCGAGGTCGAGCCTCGGCTGAACAACGCGACCAAGTACGGGTCGGCGGCCAGCGACAAGCACTGGTATCTGTTCAGCGCCCCGAGCAACGCGGCGATGGTCGTGGCGTTCTTGCAGGGCAGGCAGTCACCGACGGTCGAGTTCTTCGGCCTCGATCAGGATGTCAACCGGCTGGCGGCGTCGTGGCGTGTCTATCACGACTTCGGCACTGCATTGGTCGATCCCCGTGCGGCGGTGCGATCCAAGGGCGAGGCGTAAGGGGACCTGCGGGCGTGTGGACCGGCGTGTTCTCCTGCGTGCCGGTCCGCCGCCTGCTTTTCCAGATGATTCCGATGGCCAACTGATCGACCGACCAACCCAGCAACCCAGCAAACGAACCATCCGACACCAGAGAGGAACGACAAAGGCAAGGGCCGCCCGGTCGGCCTGCGCGATCGCAGTGGAGAAAGAGCATGGAGACGCTCAAGAAGGACGCGACGGAGCGCGTCGGCAAGTTCGAGATGCGGGTGCAGTTCGGCCGCCCCTTCTCACTTTCACTTCGTGATAGTGAGCACACGGTGGAAGCGGTAGATCGGTGGAATCAGCGGGTCGAGGCCCTGACCGCCTGGCTGCTGGCCGAGTGGCGACGCGAGCGGGGAGAGGCGGCATGACGGATGCTGCGACTTCCAACAACAGCGGCTTCAACGGGCCGGTCCCCATCGGCGAGTTGATCCGGGCGCTCCCGCCGGGGGTTCGGATCGCCGGTTGGGACCCGGCCAATCCGCCCGAGGTCGAGCGTGCCTTCCGCGTCGGCTTTGTCATCGGGGCAAGGCGGTGCGCGAGGTGCATCCTCGATGATGCTTCCGACTTCGCCGAGCGGATGAACACCCGCCGCAACGACATCTACGGCGGCCATCGGCGCACCGGGGCCGATCGCTGGACCGACCGCCGGGCTGCGCTGCTGCGCGGAGCCATGCAGGGGGCCTACGAGGTCATCCGTGCCCGCGCGACGGGTGTGAAGGCCGGGCTGCCCGGCTGGCTCGATGTGATGCAGCAGTGGGCCGAGGAGACGCCGATCAACCTGCACTGGCGTAGCGCCAAGCCGCCCGACCCGCCGGAGCCGGACGGACGAGCGCTGAACCGGCGCGAGGTGCCCCGTTCGCTGTGGTCTGATGTGTTCGGCTTGTGGGCCTTGTTCACACCCCTGCCCGGTATCGGCGAGCTTGATCTTCCGCCAGCATCTGAACGACCACAGCCACCATCGCCACCACAAACTCAAGCCGCAGCGCCCCGCCAACCGGCCCCGGTCCTCGTGCGCCTCAGCGATGTGCAGCCCGAGTCGATCCGCTGGCTCTGGCCCGGGCGCATCGCCATGGGCAAGTTGACGCTGCTGTGTGGTGATCCGGGGCTGGGCAAATCCTTCGTCACCCTCGACCTCGCGGCCCGCGTTTCCAGCGGGTCGCCTTGGCCGGACCTGCCGCTGCTGCCCAACGGCAAGGGCGGGGTCGTGCTGCTCAACGCCGAGGACGACCTGGCCGACACGATCCGGCCTCGCCTCGACGCGGCCGAGGCCGATGTATCGCGCATCGCCTCGATCCAGGCGGTGCGTCGCGTCATCCCAACCGGACAGACGCAGGAGACGGACTTCGACCTGACCGAAGACCTCGTCGCCCTCGAGGCGGCGATCACGCAGACGCCCGATTGCAGGCTCGTCGTGATCGACCCGCTGACCGCCTACTTGGGCAAGACCGATTCACACAAGAACGCCGAGGTGCGGGCGGTGCTCGCGCGGCTCTTTGAGTTGGCCTCACGCCACCGGGTCGCCCTGCTGGCCGTCACCCATCTCAACAAGGCCAGCACTTTGCCGGCGATCTACCGGGCGATGGGGTCGCTGGCCTTCGTGGCCGCCGCTCGCGCGGTGTGGGCCGCGGTGCGCGACGAGCAGGACGAGACCGGCCGGAGGCGTCTGTTCGTCCCCATCAAGAACAACCTCGGCTCAGACGAGACCGGCCTGGCCTACGCGCTCGAACCGGCGGGCAACACCGCGCGGGTGATCTGGGAACCCGACCCGGTGGACATGCGGGTCGACGAAGCCATGAACGGCGGGCGCAAGGCGGTGGTGCGCGAGGACGCGAGCCAGTTCGTCATCGACCTGCTGATGGCCCACGGCGGGGACATGCTCTCGACAGAACTCACCGAAGCGGCCAAGGCGGGGGACATCAGCACGGGCACGCTCCGGCGGGCCAAGGAAGCGGTCGTGGACATCTACAAGGAGAAAGGCAAGGGCGGTAAGTGGCGATGCAAACTCAAAGATGCGCAGCAAGATGCCCCGGAAACAGATTGAACAACTTAGCGCAACTTTGCGCAACATGCGCAAGTTACCCGAGGGCGTGGATTCAAAGGTGCGCAAAGTTGTTCAAAGTTGTGCATGTTGCGCAGGGGCGCAAGTTGGCCAACTTGGCGACATTCGCGGCGATGGTTCCTTCCCGGCGACGGCTTGCCGGTGAGGCGTGCGGGAACAGCAGCCAATATAGACAGACTTTCGTGCGCCTGTCCGGTCCGCTTTTGGCGACCGGATTCGGCCCCGGTCGGCCCGGTTGCCCACATTGCGGCGAAGTTCCCCACATTCGCAGATTCCTCGCGGACATGCCTTGCCTTCGGCCGTCCTTGCCGCCTCACTGTGCCTCGATCCGGCGGCGTTCGCCGGGCGAAACGAGGCCTTTTCCAAGGAGAACACCATGACCACGAAGGCGACCAAGAAGACCGCGAAGAAGACCACCCGGGCCACCACGGCCGCGACCAAGGCCAAGGGCACGCCCAAGGCGACCCCGAAGGCCAAGACGGCCAAGGCCGCGACACGGGCCAAACCCGCCGCCAAGGGCGGATCGAAGCCCAAGGCCAAGCCCGCCGCCAAACGCAAGGGCATCCTCGACATCGCTGCCGAAATGCTGGCCAAGTCCAAGAAGCCGATGACCTGCAAGGAGATCGTCGAGCAGGCCATCGCCAAGGGCCTGTGGCAGACCAGCGGCAAGACGCCATCGGCCACGCTCTACGCCGCCATCATCCGCGAGATCGCAGCCAAGGGCAAAGACGCCCGCTTCAAGAAGGTCGATCGCGGCCTGTTCACCGCAGCGAAGGCGGGCCGCAAATGAGCCGTAAGCGAACCATCAGGGCCGTCGGCTACGCCCGGCGTTCGACGGACATGCAGGAGCGGTCGATCCCCGACCAGCAGGCGTTCGTCAAGCGCTGGGCCAAGGAGAACGGCTACCGCATCGAGCGGTGGTATATCGACGACGCCATCAGCGGCACCAGCGCCAAGGGCCGGGTCGCGTTCGAGCGGATGATCGCGGATGCGGAGGGCGGTGGCGGGTTCGCTGCCGTCCTCTGCTACGACATCTCCCGCTTCTCGCGCGGCGGCACGAACGAGACGGGCTTCTACCTGCACCGTCTGCATGTCGCCGGGGTGGACGCGATCTTCTGCGCCGAGGGCATACCCGATGGCGAGGAAGGCGAGCTGCTCCAGGGCGTGAAGTCGTGGCAGGCCCGCCAATACAGCGTGAAGCTGTCGCGAGATTGCATCCGCGGCACGATCTCGCACATCATGGACAAGCACTGCGCGCCCGGCGGCAAGCCGCCCTACGGCTACGACAAGCAGCACTGCACCGCCTCAGGCCAGGTGCTGCGGACCTTCCGCTGGCTGCCCGACGGCCGCAAGCAGGAGTTCGGGCCCGACGGCAAGCTCATCCGCATCCTGAACACCGGCGAAACCGTCAAGAAGGCCAAGAGCGACATCGTGCGCTTCGTGCCCAGCTCGCCCGACCGCGTGGCCGTCGTCAGGCGCATCTACGAGCAGTGCATCGCGGGCTATGGCTACCACCACATCGCCCGCCGCCTCAACGAAGATGGCGTGCCGAGGCTGGACGGTCATTACTGGCAAAGCAGCACGATCAGCCGCATCCTGGCCAACCCCGTCTTCCGCGGCGCGATCGCGTGGAACCGGCGGACGATGGGCAAAATCAACGGCGTGGCCCGCGACGGATCGCTCCGGCCCAAGCGCGGCCGGGTCGAAAAGCATAATCCTCAGGAAGACTGGTTCGTCGTCGAGGGCGTCCACGAGCCGATTGTGTCGCCGGAGACATTCGAGAAGGCCCGCCGTGCCGTCGCGGATCGGCGCGATCTCGGCGGCTTGGCCAAACCCGTTCAGCGATCGCTGCTGTCGGGCCTGATCCTCTGCACGAACTGCGGGCACCACTTCCTTCAAAAAAAGATCAATTCGACCAGCGGCGGCGATCGTGTCAAGTATCGCTACTACACCGACGCCGGGTACAACCGGGGCGGGAAGGCCGTCTGCGTCTGCACCAACATCCCGGCCGATGCCCTCGATGCGTTCGTCGTCGGCAAGATCCGTGAGATCGTTCTGGGCGACCACGACGGAGCCGCCGAGGCGGTGGACGCGTTCGTGAAGGCCGCAATGGCCGGGAACCGAAACACCGGCGATGACGAATCCGGCCCCACGCAACGCGACATCGACGCCCTGAGTCGCCGCATCAAGGCGATGGTCGCCATGCTCGCCGACCCGGCCTTCACCGACCTGGACGAACTCAAGGCGACGCTGGCCGACCTGACCAAGCGCCGCGACGCCATGCGGGATCACCTGGCCCGCAAGCGCGTGGCGTCGCCCGTGCCGTTCACCGAGGCGGACCTGCGCGCGTGGGCCGAAGACCGGTTCCGCCGGATCGACACAATCCTTGCAGAAGGTTCGGCCACGCTCGAATCCAGGCGGCTCGTCCGCGCCTTCGTCGATCGCATCGAAGTCGACCCGCACGCCAGGCGCGGCACGCTCTACTTGCCCACCGATGCCCTGGCCTGCCTCGAACGCGATATCTCCGCTCGGGGCGCGCACGGGGAGCCCCGTGGTGGCGTCCGCATGAAGGGTGAAGCGTAAGTCGGGGTGATTGATGACCCAGTTTCCAAACAACGGACAACTCGATGGCAAGGAACCCATCGACGAGGAGAACACAGCAATGACAGCAACATACATCCATGAAGGCAACTCGATCGACTACACACCCGCAGCTGATGTGTCCGCGGGTGAGGTGATCGTCCAGGGCGAACTCGTCGGCGTCGCCAAGCTCGACATCAAAGCGAACGCGCTGGGCGCGTTGGCGGTGACCGGTGTCTTCGACTTTCCCAAGGCCACCGGCGCAAGCACCGCGATCGCCGAGGGACTCGATGTGTACTGGGATGAGTCGGCCGGTGAGGCGACGACGGACAGTGCGTCGGGTGCCAATAAACGCATTGGCCGGAGCGTCGCCGCGGCGGGCGACAACGACACCACCGTGCGCGTGCGGATGAGCCAGTAAGGGGATTCGATGACGGACATGCTCGAACAAGGCGCGAGCTGGCTCGATGCCCAGCGACACCAGCATATGACGCGATCGGTGTCGTATGCGCGTGGTGCGAGCACGGTCGAAGTGCAAGCCACGATCGGGCGGACCGTCTTCGAGCAGGCGGATGAGTACGGCATCGTCACCAAGACCGAGAGCCGGGACTACCTGATCCGCAGAGCCGACCTCGTGCTTGACGGACAAGCGACGCTACCCAAACGCGGTGATCAGATCCGTGAGACCGACGGCGAGACCACCTTCGTCTACGAAGTCCTCTCGCCCGGCGACGAACCTGTGTTCCGCTATTCCGACCCGTACCGCAAAGCCCTCCGCATCCACACCAAGCACATCGCCACAGAGCCGACGCCATGAGCCAGATGAACACGCAACATCAAACAGTAAACGCCCCCACGAATGGCAAAGCCCGCTGGGCCGGGATCGGCTTGACGGCCCTGATCGGCATCCTTGCGCTCACCGTTCAATGGGGCGTGGTCACGACGAAACTCGATCAGGTCGCCCGGCAGCTCGACGGCCTCACCGTGGAGATTCGCAGTCTCCGTGGCGATCTGATTTCGATCGAACGGCGTGTGTCGTATCTCGAAGGTCGATTCAACGGTCGGCCTCATATCGCGGGCGGAGGTGAACCATGAGCTCCCCCAGCACACTCATCGCCATCGCCGACGCGGTTGTGGAATCACTGAACAGCGCATCGTTCAGCCAGGCGTTCACGGCTGCGCGGCATTACCAGCCCGTGTTCGATCTGCCGGAGATGGCCGACCTGCATGTGTCGGTCGTGCCCAAGAGCGTCGAGGTCCTGGCGTCGAGCCGGAATCAGAACCAGCACGATTACGCGATCGATATCGGCGTGCAACAGAAAGTCGCCGACGACACCGAAGCGGACAGCCTCATGACGCTGGCTGAGGAGATCGCCGATCACTTCCGCCTCGGGCGTGTGCAGGTCGATGGCGTCGGCAGCGTGCCGGTGATCAAGGTGGCCACCGAACCAATCTTCGCACCCGAACACCTGACCGAGAAGCGTCTGTTCACCAGTATCGTCACGCTCACTTTCCGGGTGCTCAGATGAACGCAGCGATTGGACTCCAAGTCAAGACGCGAGCGGATATCTCCAAGGTGCTCCGCAAGGTGAGGCGTGCGAACATCGAGAGCCTCGGGCACGCCGGTGCGTCGATCCGGCTGACCGCCAAGCGCAGCATCCGCAAGAGCGTCAACCCGGCCGAGCCAGGCAAGCCGCCCAAGACCCGGCGTGGGCAACTCCGCAGCGCGATCAGGTTCGCCGTCAAGAAGAACAGGCAACGCGTCGTCATCGGGCCGGACCATCGCATCGTCGGGCAGTCCGCGCGAGCGCACGAGTTCGGCGGACGCTACCGCAAGCAGCGATACCCCAAGCGGCCGTTCATGGGACCGGCGCTGACCAAGACACAAAGCCGTCTGCCCCGGCATTGGGCAGGCAGCGTTCGATAGGAGATCATCATGGCCATCAAACTCGGCATGGACGCCGTGCTCAACTACAAGACCGGAGGCGTCGGTGGCGGCGGCTCGTGGACCGAACTCGCCAATGTCAAGGATGTGACGCTCTCGCTCGAAACCGGCGAGGCCGACATCACGACACGCGCCAACGCGGGCTGGCGGGCGACGGTTGGCACGCTCAAGGAAGCGAGCGTCGAGTTCGAGATGGTGTGGGACACCGCCGACGCGGGCTTCACCGCCATCAAGGACGCCTTCTTCAACAACACCGAGATCGGCCTGCAGGTGCTCGACGGGGCGGCCGGGTCCGGGCTCGAGGCCGACTTCTCGATCACCAACTTCAGCCGAAGCGAGCAACTCGAAGAAGCGCTGACTGTGTCGGTGACCGCCAAAGTCACCTACGCCGGTACCGCGCCCGCATGGATCTGATTGGAGGCAGCATGAGAACATTCAAGGACAACGCAGGACGCACCTGGACCGTGAGCATCACTATCGACGCGATCAAGCGTGCGCGGGGTCTGCTCGATGTGGACCTGCTCGAAGTCGTCGGCGGCAAACTGATCGACCGACTCATCACCGATCCGGTGCTGCTGTGCGACATCGTTTACGCGGTATGCAAGCCCGAGGCAGACGCCCAAAGCGTCAGCGATGAAGACTTCGGCCGGGCGATGGCGGGCGACGCGATCGAGCACGCGACCACAGCACTACTCGAGGAACTCGTGTCTTTTTCCCCGAGCCCGAGGGACCGGGCGAATCTCAAACGAGTCCTGGACACAACCCGCCGCGTGATGGACAAGGCACGCGATCTGGTCGAGCAGCGGATCGAGAGCGGCGAACTGGATCGAATCGCGGAGGAGGCACTGATGCAAACAGTGCCGAATGCTGGCAGTTCATCTGGCAACTCGCCGGGATCGTCGGCGTCGATCCCGCCGCCCTGACGCTGCGTGAGTTGGCCGCGATGGCCGAGGCGAACCAACGCGACGAATGGGCACGCACCAGTTCGCTCATGGCACTCATCGCCAACGCCAACCGCGATCCCAAGAAGCACCGGGCGTTCCGGCCCACCGACTTCGACCCGTTCAGTCAGACGCACAAACCTAAACAGAAGGTCGATGTGAGCATCCTCAAGGAAATCTTCATCGACGGCAAGTACAAGCAAACCCATCAGCGCAAGGAGGCGCACCCATGCAACACCGACACTACGCCTACGGCTTCGCACTCATCATGATCACCCTCGCACTCGGGGCATGCTCCGGATTTGATCTCGGCGACATCGTCCGTGTCAAGACACCCAACCGCGTCCAGCAGTCAACTGGACTAGCAGCGACGACTTCGCTCAACGAAGCCGAGGCCGAGTACCGCGCGTGGTTCGAAGAAACCCAACGCACTGGATCACAGTGGAAGTCCAACATCGAACGCGCCAGCGAAATCCGAGGTATCTTCAGTCAACTAACACTTTCGGCCCTTGATCAGCTCGGCCCAACCGTCGCAGGAATCCCAATGCTTGGGCCCGCACTTCCCGCAATGACCGGGCTCGTCGGACTTTTCCTCGGCACAGGTCGGCTCCGCAAGGAGAAGGAGTCCTCGTTCAACAAGGGGATGAAGGAAGGGCGGGTCGCTCCACCGACCGGTCCTTCGCAGTTGTCCGGCACCCTCAACACCTGATCGGAGCATCGCATGGCATCCGCACGCGGCATCCGGGCAGGGGCGGCTTACATCGAGCTCTACGCCAACGACAACAGACTTGTCCGTGGGCTCAACCGCGCCCAGAAACGGCTCAAGGCGTTCGGCTCATCGGTTCAGCGGATCGGCGCACGCCTGACCGGAATCGGCACCGGATTGGCCGCGGGCTTTGCCATATCGACCCGTGTGTTTGCCGGATTCGATGATCGGATGCGTCAGGTACGAGCGGTCACCGGGGCGACTGAAGCACAGTTCCAGTCACTCCGCGAGGAAGCCAAACGCCTCGGGCGGACAACCTCATTCACGGCTGGTCAGGTCGCAGAAGCGATGACCGAACTCGGTCGAGCAGGATTCAAGCCTGAGGCGATCCTGGCGAGCACCGAAGCCGTGCTGGCCTTGGCCCGTGCGACAAGCACCGAACTTCCCCGAGCGACCGAGATCGCCGGGGCGGCCTTGCGTGGGTTCAATCTTCCCGTCGCGCAGATGGCCCGCGTGACGGATGTACTCACGGCCACCGCCAACGGCAGCGCCCAGACGCTCGAAGATTTGTTCGAGGCCATGAAACCCGTCGCCCCGATCGCCAATGAGGCGGGCGCGAGCATCGAGGAAACCGCCGCCGCGATCGCAGTGCTGGCAAACAACGGCATCAAGGGATCGCTCGCGGGCAACGCACTGGCCCGGGCCTACAAGAACCTCTCCAATGAATCCAAGCAAGCCGATCTGCGGAAGATTGGTATCGAAGCCGTCGATGCACAGGGCAACCTTCGCCCGCTCGCCGACATCATCAACGATCTGGCGAAAGCGACCAAAGGCCTCGGCTCAGCCCAACGGCTGTCCATCTTCGAGACGCTGTTTGGTCGAGGGCAAGCCGCTGCATTGAAGCTCGCATCGTCGGCTGAGGCGTTCGATGAACTCCGTGACAAGATCACCAACTCCGCTGGGCTCGCGGTCAAGACAGCCGAGGAAATGGACGCGGGCATCGGCGGCTCGTTCCGTAAATTGCTTTCGGCGGTCGAAGGCATCGCCATTGCTATCGGCGAGGCGATCCAGAAACCAGTCCGCCGGGCAGCCGATGCGATCACGAAGATCGCGGGCTGGATCACCAATCTCATCAATCAGAACCGCCAACTTGTCGTCACCATCCTCAAGGTGACCGTCGCCGTGATCGGGATTGGTATCGCGTTGGTCATCGCCGGGGTTGCGATCGTCGCCATCGGTGTGGTGTTCGGTTCGCTCGCCGCGATCATCACCGGCGTCGGCGCAGCGATCGGGATCATGGGCACGGTGCTCGCCGCGCTGCTCTCGCCGATCGGACTGGTTGCCGCAGCTGTTGTCGGTATCGGTGCCGCCATCCTGACCACCAGCGGTGCCGGGGCGGAGGCGCTGTCATGGCTGGGTGAGCAGTTCGGCAAGCTCAGGGAGACGGTGACGAAGGTCGTCGGCGGGATGGCTGATGCGTTGGCCGCTGGTGATGTCGCACTCGCTGCCCAGATCCTCTGGCTCTCGCTCAAACTCGTCTGGGAGAAGGGCATCGCGGCCATCAACGCGGCATGGCTCGAGGCCAAACGGTTCTTTATCTCCACCGCCCAGCAGATGTGGTTCGGGGCGTTGGCGGCCGCCCAGATCGGCTTCCACGCCATCGAGATCGCGTGGATCGAAACGACTTCGTTCCTCTCCAAGACCTGGACGAACTTCGCCAGAGGGTTCAAGAAAATCTGGGAAACCGCGACCTCATTCGTCGCCAAGCGGATGCTTGAAATCCAAGGCCTCTTCGATTCATCGCTCGATGTCAAGGCCGCGAAGAAGGCGGTGGACGATCAGCTCGATTCACGCCTGGCTGAAATCGAATCGCAGGCCCGGCAGGCACTCGCTCAACGCGATCAGAAACGACAGCGTCAACGGGAGCAATCCGCCAGAGAAAACGAAGCCACACTCGCCGAGATCGGGCGGCAGTTCGACGAGGCACAGAAGAAGCTCGACGATCACACCAACACCAAGATCGAAGAAACGCAGAAGGCGCTCGATGAGGCCCGCAAGAAGCTTGACGAAGCGATCGCCAAGGCTGCCAAAGAACGCAAGGACGCGCAGAACACCGATCCCAACGCATCCGATTCCGCTGACAGTCTGGTCGCGCGCATCCAGAAACAACTTGCCGGGCTGGGAAACACCATCTCCGGAAAGACGACCGTTCGAGGCACCTTCAACGCGCTGGCCGTGCAGAGTCTCGCGGCCAGCGATCCGGTCGCCGAACGCACGGCCAAGGCGAGCGAGCAAACCGCCAGGAACACCAAACAACTTGTCACCGCCGCCCAGACCGGTGGCCTGACCTTCGCATAACCCCCACGAAAGGAAACCCGCCGCGTGCCCATCACGGTGACCGAAAAGTTTGAGAGCAGGCGATCGACCACGGGCGACAATCCGTCGGCCGAGCTCGGCTACACCGTGCGCGGCACCGAAGACGACCTCGCGGCCCGTACCGCGGTCGAATCGGCTAGCCCGACTACCTACGACAACCTGCCGCGTCAGGCGGTGGCGGTCGAACCCGTCGGGCCGGAGCACTGGGACGCGACGGTGCGATATGCGCCCAATCAGCTGTCATCGCCGCCGCAGACGGGCGAGAGTTCGTTCAACTTCGACACCGGCGGCGGCACGCAGCACATCACCCAGAGCAAAGCCACCGTCGGCACCTACGCCGCCTCGGGTTCGACGGCTCCAAACTTCCAGGGCGCGATCGGCGTCACAGCAGACAGCGTCAACGGCGTGGACATTACCGTGCCGGTGTACCAGTTCAGCGAGACGCACTACCTGCCCGCAATGCAGGTCACCGACCAGTACAAGGGCACACTCTTCAACCTCACCGGCAAGGTAAACAACGGCTCGTTCCGTGGCTTCGCTGCGGGCGAACTGCTCTTCCTCGGCGCGACCGGCTCACGGCGAGGCACCGGTGCCGACGACGATTGGGAGATCACCTTCCGCTTTGCGGCCAGCCCCAATGTGACGGGTTTGTCAGTCGGCCCGATCATCGGTATCAACAAACAAGGCTGGGAGTACCTCTGGGTGCGCTACGCCGACGCCGAGGACACCGGCTCGGGCACGATCGTCAAACAACCCATCGCGGCGTATGTCGAGCGGGTCTACGACGATGGCAACTTCGGAGGGCTGGGCATATGAACGGCGACGCCTTCACCAAAGTCCGAACCGGGCAGCCGCTGGTCATCCCGGCGCGGGCGTACAACGCCTTCATCGATGCGGCGGTGGATCACCAATCGCGCGAGCGCAACACGACGGGCAACCCGCGCCCGGATGCATTACACCGCGGCATCGTGTTGGTGCGCAACGACACACCCGACGAACTGCCCGCCTACCACGCACTGGCGATCGCGGGCCCGCTCATCGAGCCGGGCGACAGCGATCAGGAGCGGACCTTCCAGGGACGAACGCCGTTGATCGGTGAGTTGGCGACCGAGGACTCGCCGCCGTTGTCGTTCGTGGTGGCCCAGCAGGCGATCCAGCCGGGCGATCTCGGGCGCTGCGTGCTCTCCGGCACCACGCCCGCCAAGATCACGGTCATCGACGAGAGCGACACAACCTGCGAACTCAAGGCCGACGAGACTGTGCTGACGACCTCGCCGCTGGGCGGTGCGCCGATCCTCTGGAAAGAACCCGGCACCGGCGAGAAGTGGGCGGTGATCGAACTCGGACGTCCGTCGCTCGGGCGCATCACGGCTGTGCTCGGCGAGGGGCAACTCATCCCGACCGAAGCCAACCGCTGGCGGTATCCGTGGGTCGAAGCCCGTCTCGACGGCGACCCGGGCAGCGAGACCTACCTGCGCTATGTGCCCGTGCCCGATGGCCTCTCGTCCCAATCCCCCGGCGGTGGCGAAGACCCGGCCCGCATGGCGATCAACCGATTCGAAGCGCACCACTGCGACGACTCCGTGCCCGGCACCGGCTTCGAGGGCTTGCTCGGCGTGGGCCCGGTGTGCGATCTGCCCGGCGTGCTGCACAACTGCCCGCCTGCGCGGTCGCTCGAAACCCGCCTCGCACCGATCCCGATCGGTGTCACGGTGCAACTGACCTGCGAGCGCGACACGAAGGGCAACCCGGTGTGGGTCTTCGAGGCGATGAGCTGCATCGAGATCGCCGACCCGGCCGACGGCGATCGCAAGTTCAACTTGATTGTGCCCGGCGGGGCGGGAGGTGGCGGATGACCAATGCCCTCGCCCAACAACGCGCACACGAACGAAGCAAGTATGTCGAGTTGGCGTCACGCCCCGGTTCGTCGTACGGCTCGACCAACCACGGTAGGTACGCCGTCCGAATCGTGCAGCGTTGGAAGCCTCGATTGGTCGTGGACTTCGGCTGCGGCCGCAATGACTTCATCCATCACCTCCGTCGACTCGGCTTCGACGGCCTCGGCATCGACTTCGCCTTCCCCGAAGCCGACATCGCCAGGCCCATGCACGACACCGGGCTGCTCGATGGCGTGGCCGATGTGGTGACGAGCTTCGATGCGCTTGAGCACCTGCTGCCGCAGGATGTGAACCCAGTCCTCGACGAGATGCGCCGCGTGGCTCGCCCCAAGGCGTGGTTCTGCTTCTCGATCAGCACACGCCCGAGCCGGATCACTGTGCAAGGCGAGAACCTCCATCCGACCGTGCAGCCGATGCGATGGTGGCTCGACCGCATCGCCCGTGTCGGCATCGTCAACAATGCACGCGCCGAGGGCCGCTACATCACCGGGAGATTCCTGGCGGAGGGTCGCCCATGAACCGCCCCAACCAGTCCGACATCATCGCCCTCCAGCACGGCCTCAAGAACCGGGCCCCCGCCCGCAATGGCCTGCGTCTCTACACCGCCGACTTCGACTCCGTCTCGATGGCGAACTTCTACCGCGGGCGGTCCGCGTTCCTGATGCTGTCGGGTCCGTCGCTCAACCAACTCAACCTCTCCCTGCTCAACCAACGCGGCATCGTCACGATGGGCGTCAACAACGCCTGGACGATCCACCGCCCGACACTCTGGACCTGCGTCGATGACCCGGGCCGATTCATCGACACGGGTTGGAAGGACCCGGGCATCTTGAAGTTCGTGCCGGTCTGCCATCGCGTGCGCAAACTGCGCATCCAGACCCCCGACGGCTCCTTGAAGCCAAGTGCCTTCCATGTCAGCCAGATGCCCAGCGTCTTGTTCTACCGTCGCGGCAACTACTTCGATCATCAGCGATTCCTCACTGGCGACACGGTGCCGTGGGGCAACGAAGGCAAGCACGCGGATTCGCTCGGCATCAAGGGAAAACGCAGCGTCATGCTCGCCGCCCTGCGTCTGCTGCACCACCTTGGCTTCCGCACGGTCTACCTGCTCGGCTGCGACTTCAAGATGGCCAGCGATCGCAAGTACGCCTTCGACGAGACCCGCGAGGCAGCCGCCATCCGACACAACAACGCGCTCTACGACGCGTTAAGCCGACGCTTCGAGGCATTGTTGCCGCACTTCGAGAAGCACAGGTTCCGCGTGGTCAACTGCTCGCCGGGTAGCGCATTGAGCGTGTTCGAGCGGATGCGTTATGAAGACGCGATCGCCGCCGCCTCGGCCGAGTGCGCCAAGCCCGTGCGCACACAGGGCTGGTACACACCCGCCAACAAGCCCGCGAATAAACCGAAGCAACACGCGGAGGCCAAGGCATGAGCGAGCCGACACGCTACTACCTCTTCCTGCCCGTCTGGGCGACCGGCCGAGCCCCGGACGGCGGCGGATCGAGCGAGCTCTCCACGCCGACCGAGTCGGTGTCGTCGATGAGCAGCAGCACCGAAAGCACGATGCCATCGAGCTCGACCGAAACCGACAGCTGGACCAGTTCAACCCCAAGCTGGACATCGACGGAATGGAGCTCGCCATCGAGTTCAGCATCGAGCAGTTCGTCCAGCCCATCATCAAGCATGTCGTCTGTCGCATCGAGCACGGAAGGCTCCGTCTCATCGAGCGGCCTGTCGAGTTCGCCCAGCGGCGGGTCAACTGGTGGTTCGAGCGGTGATTCGACTGGCAGTTCGCAGATGAGTTCGGCCGTCAGTTCGTCGGATTCCGGCCCCGGTTCGTCCGCGGGCTCATCCGGCCCCGGATCATCGGGACCGGGTTCGTCAGGCGGTGGTTCTTCGGGAGGAGGTTCGAGCGGCGGTGGCTCGTCCGGTGGTGGCTCAAGCGGCGGGTCATCCAACGCTTCCAGCTCGTCGGTTTCGAGTTCATCGAGCGGGTCTTCCAGTGGCTCATCGAGCGGCTCAAGCAGCGGCAGTTCCGGCGGCTCATCTGGTGGATCGAGTGGCGGATCAAGTGGCGGTTCCGGCTCCAACTGCTTACTCTTCGGCACGCTCGTCCATGTCACACCCACCCGGCGCGTTCCCATCGAATCGCTCCAGCCGGGCGACCAGATCCTCTCGATGGCTGTCCCCGGGCTCGAAGTCGATGCCCCCTTCCGCGCCCAATACGACTGGCAATCCACCGAAGGCCTCGACGACGCCCGCATCCAACCGGCCACCGTCTCGCAAATCACCCTCGGCGAGCACGACGGCTTCTTCGTCATCAACAGCCGCATCAAAGCGACCTTCGAGCACCCCTTCCTCATCCGCCGCGGCGATGCCTGGGGATTCTGCTCCGCCGACCTGCTCCGCATCGGCGACCTGCTCGTCACGCCCGATCTCAATGAGGAACCGATCACCACGATCGAACGCATCCCCGGCCGCGTCCGCACCGCCTCGATCACCGTCCCCGGCACCAACACCTACTTGGCTGATGGCGTCTGGGTCCACAACGATCTGCCCGGCCTCTCCGGCGGCATCGGCAACACCTCCGGCGGCTCGGGATCTGGTTCTGGAAGTGGTAGCGGCAGTGGTTCAGGCTCCGGCAGCAAATCCAGCGGCTCAAGCTTCAGCGGGAGTTCATCCGGCAGCGGCTCCTCATCGTCATCCGGCGGCTCAAACCTGACCCAAGCGAGCAGTGCGATAAGCGGCTCGGGCAGCGACAACCAGAAATAGCCTACCAGCAAGGCAGTGTACGAAGTGTAGATTATGGGCCTGTACTGAAGCGAAGCGGCTAGGTTTCAGAGTCATCGATGCCCGCCAGCCTGAGCTGGAGTTCCTGCCACTCCGCGTAACTCTTTCCGGTTGTGATTTCCTTCCACTCTTTTCGCCCGTTGGTATTTCCTGCACGCACCACAGTTGCCGCAGCGCTTGGACTTTTGAATGGAACATCGTCTGCGAAGACCAAGTATTCTGGATTCTCAGCATCAACAAGCTTGCCTTCAGAAACAAGATCATCGCGGAGGGTTTTGTAGGTATCCCAAGAGGGTGTTCCTTGTTTTCGTGCGGTCGACCCCTTCATCACGACGAACTCTCCATTGATTTCTCGCGCCTCAGCTGTTGCACCGACCGCTTTGAACTGGAAGATGGGTGATGCTGCAGTATCTGGTTGAGCTTCTACCGCAAATGACGGCTTGGGCTGAAGGAAACTGAAACCGAGCACAGGCAGGATCATCTGGATCTGACCAAGGAAGTAGTCCATGTCCGCCACATCGGCCTCCGGCAAGACGGGTGTAGGAGGTGCGGTGTTGTTGGCGAGTTTCGCTCTCCCAGCCTCACTGACCATCTGGATGAGCCGAGATTCCAGGAATCGCACATGAGACTTCGTCAGGTTCTCATCCTTGCTGGTGACAATGATCGTTCGAGTCCAGAAGTCCTTCGAATCGTCCTTGTCATGCTGGGCCAGCCGTGACAGAACCTTATCGCTCTCGCCGATATACACACGCTCCAAGTTGCGGTTGTCTGGGTCACTCCCGACAAGGCAGTAAACGCCGGTGCGCTTCGCTTCGTCGCGTTTGGCGAGCGATGCGAGATGCGACCTCGGTGAAACGAGTACCTTGCCGGTCCAGTTGATGATCTCAGCAGCCAGCATGCCCGTTGGAGAGCCGTCGACGAGATGAATCCGAATCGTTCTGCCATTCATGAACAAATCGTATCGCCCTTTTGTCGGACATCTGCATCTCGATGCGTCGGATGTGGTTGATTGCCCTGTTGTGCCATTGATCTGCCGATCACAACGGGACCTGCCTGCCGACCTATCCCGTTGCAGGCACAGGGCTTAGGCCTATTCGCCGCATGAAGCCGGCGAAGAAGTGGATGAGGCCATGTACTCAGCCACCAGACACCGCTGACACCATCATGTCAGTTCACACCCCGAACAACACACAGCCACCACCAGCAACGGCTATCATACTCTCCGTATGTCTGGTGACCGTCAGGGCAACCCGCCATCTCCGACGCCGGAGGTGATGACCATCGACGACCTCGCAGCCTACCTGCAGGTCTCGAAGTCGTCGCTCTACAAACTGGCCCAAGAGGGTCGAGTGCCGGGGCAGAAGGTGGGGAGGCATTGGCGGTTTCGGAAGGAGACCATTGATCGTTGGCTGGATCACGAGGAGAAGTTTGCGAGATGACAATTCTGACCGATCATCATGCTCGTCTCTTCGCACACGAACTCCAGAAACGCTGCGCTTCGGACAGCGTCGAGAAACTCGTGTCGGTTCTTGCCGATGCCCAAGTGGATCTCAACCCTCATCAGGTCGAAGCAGCTCTGTTTGCATTTCAAAGCCCGTTTTCCAAGGGTGCAATTCTTGCCGACGAAGTCGGCCTTGGCAAAACAATCGAAGCTGGCTTACTCATCGCACAACGCTGGGCAGAGCGCAAACGCAAGATGCTCATCATTGCTCCCGCGAATCTTCGCAAACAATGGAGCCAGGAACTAGCCGACAAGTTCCACCTGCCCTCGGTCATCCTCGAGGCACGAACTTTCAACAAATCGATTCGTGAAGGCAATCTCAATCCTTTTGAGCAAGACGCGATCATCCTTTGCTCATTCCAGTTTGCTCGCTCGAAGGAACCCTATGTCGCACAGACACCGTGGGATCTCGTCGTCATCGACGAGGCCCATCGTTTGCGCAATGTCTACAAACCATCAAGCAAGATCGCTAATTCCATCAAGAAGGCAATAGCACCGTTCCCGAAGGTACTGCTGACTGCCACGCCGCTTCAGAACTCGCTCCTCGAGCTTTACGGCCTCGTGAGTATCATCGACGATTACGCATTCGGCGACCTTGACAGCTACAAGGCACGCTTTGCTCGACTCGGCAATGACGCCGACTTCAACGCGCTCAAGGATCGTCTCAAACCTATCTGCAAACGCACACTTCGCAGGCATGTGCTCGAATATGTCAGGTTCACAAATAGACATGCACTCGTGCAGGAATTCATTCCATCTGCCGACGAACAGCACCTCTACGACCTGGTTTCCAACTATCTCCAGCGACCATCTCTCTATGCCCTCCCAGCAGGTCAACGCAATCTCATCACCCTGATCCTCCGCAAGTTACTCGCTTCATCTACCTTTGCCATTGCTGGCACACTTGAAGGCATGGCGCAGCGTCTTGAGCAGGCAGCCAAGGATGCTCAAGCCATTGCTTCACCACCGGATGATCTTGGGGAGAACTGGGAAGAGTACGATGAACTGGCAGACGAATGGGGAGAGGACGAATCTGACGACAACCACCAAGAGAGTGGCAACATTCTTTCGCCAGAAGAACTAGAAGGGCTCAAACAGGAGGCCGCCGAACTCAGAAAATTTCACGCCCTTGCCCAGTCCATTCTCAAGAACTCGAAGGGTGAAGTACTGCTCACCGCGCTCCGTCGTGGGTTTGAGGCGGCTTCCAAAGCCCGCGAAGGCGACTCTGCCGCCGCGATCCATCAGAAAGCCATCATCTTTACGGAATCTCGGCGCACGCAGGAGTACCTGTTCAATCTCTTGGAACAGACCGAGTTCAAGGGCAAAGTCATGCTCTTCAATGGCACCAACTCAGATCCTATGTCCAAGGATATCTACCAACAGTGGCTTGCTCGCCACGAAGGAACGGACAAGGTCTCGGGCTCTCGTGCTGCCAATGTACGCCAGGCACTCGTCGAACATTTCCGCGACCACGCCTCGATCCTCATAGCCACCGAGGCCGCCGCTGAGGGCATCAATCTCCAGTTCTGTAACCTAGTCGTCAACTACGACCTGCCCTGGAATCCTCAGCGCATCGAGCAGCGCATCGGCCGCTGCCACCGCTACGGCCAGAAATACGATGTAGTGGTTGTCAACTTTCTCAACAAGAAGAACGCCGCCGATCTGCGTGTCTATGAGCTGCTCGATGAGAAGTTTACGCTCTTCAACGGCGTCTTCGGTGCCAGCGACGAGGTTCTTGGCGCTGTCGAGTCCGGTGTAGACTTCGAAAAACGCATCGCCGACATCTACCAGAAGTGCCGCTCCGGCGAACAGATTCAGTTCGAGTTTGACCAGCTTCAACACGACCTGGAAGAACAGATCGAAACCAAACAGCGAGACGCACGCGAAAAGCTTCTCGATAACTTCGATCAGGATGTCATCGAGAAAGTGCGCATCCAGGCCAGTGACGCCCTTGATCGATTCAACGAGCGTCTCTGGCATCTCACTGGCCATGTGCTCAAGGACCATGCCCACTTCGAGGACAATGGGCAGTACACCTTCACGCTGCACACCAATCCATTCCCCGGCGAAACCATCCATTCCGGTCCGTACCGCCTTGCCAAAAATGTAGAGGATGCCAACACCTATCGCATCGGGCATCCGCTGGCGCAGCGTGTGCTTGGGCTCGGCCGCGAACTCTCAACCCCGCCAGCAGAGATCGCCTTCGACTACACCGGTGCGGGGAAGAACATCGCCATTCTCAAATCCCTCGTTGGTCAATCCGGCTGGCTGACCTGCTCGCGGTTCACGATGGAGGCGCTCGAAGCCGAGGACCACCTGCTGCTCACGGGGATCACCGATGACGGCACCGAGCTCGATTCCTCTCAGTGCAGACGCTTCTTCGACCTGCCGGGACGCATCATTGCGGACACCGTGGCACCAACTGTCATCACCGAGCGTCTCGCCACTGCCGCTGCGAACCAGCGTCAGCAGTTGCTCGAAGAACAGACAGCCCGCAGCGGCAACTGGTTCGACGAAGAGATGGACAAGCTCGATCGCTGGGCCGAGGACCGACGAAACTCGCTCAAGTCCGAACTCGACCGCCTCGACCTCGAACTCAAGGATGCCCGCAAGGCAGCCCGTCTCGCTGGCACGCTCCCCGAAAAACTCGAACGACAGCGGGCCGTCCGCACACTCGAAACCAAGCGAGACGAGGCGTGGCGGACCTTTGACCAAGCCAGCCGGGACATCGACCACCAGAAGGACGCCCTCCTTGACGAAATCGCCCAGCGGCTCGAGCAAACCGCCGAACACACCCACCTCTTCACCATACGATGGCAACTGATATGACACAAAACCAAGAAACCAAACCAACCACAGCCGCTGACCAACCCGAGCGACTCGACCTGCGTTCGCACGACATCGCGGCGGACAAGATGGAAGAACTCCTCCGACTCTTCCCCGAAATACGCACCGAGGGCGGCAAGATCGATTTCGATCGCCTGCGCCTTGCGCTGGGCGAATCGGTCGATGTCGGCAAGGAACGCTTCGGCCTCACCTGGCCCGGCAAGGCCGACTGCTTCAAGACCATCCAATCGCCAAGCATGGCGACACTCCGCCCGGCTCCTGAAGAAAGCGTCAACTGGGACACCACAGAGAACATGATCATCGAGGGCGACAACCTCGAAGTCCTCAAACTCCTCCAGAAGTCCTACCTCGGCAAGATCAAGATGATCTACATCGACCCGCCCTACAACACGGGCAATGACTTCATCTACCCCGATGACTACTCGGAAAACCTCCAGACATATCTGGAGTACACCGGGCAGGTGGACGCCGAGGGCCGCAAGTTCGGGACGAACACGGACACGGACGGCCGCTACCACTCAAAGTGGTTAAATATGATGTATCCACGGCTTTATCTTGCCCGCAACTTGCTCCGTGAGGATGGTGTGCTATTTGTCAGTATCGATGACACAGAACTCGCTAATCTTAGATCGCTTTGTAATGCCATCTATGGCGAAGAGAACTTCATAGCCGATTTGTGTGTAGTTAATAATCTAAAAGGCCGAAATGACAAACGCTACATAGCTCGTGCGAACGAGCGACTGCTGATGTACACCAAATCGTCTGAATTCGAAGAGGCCGGTCTGGCACTACCAAACGAGAGGATTGCAGAGTTTTCTGAAAGGGATGCGATTGGGGCATACAGGCTGTTGGGTTTGCGGAAACGAGGCGGGGCCGATACACGAGAACTTAGGCCGAAGATGTTCTACCCATTCTACGCAGATGCAAGCGACGGGACTGTCTCCCTCGAACGATCCCAATCCCACCATATCGAGATATTGCCCAGAAAATCTGATGGTTCTGACGGCTGTTGGCGGTGGGGTAAGGCGACAGCTGCAACCCGTCTTTCAGCGATAATGGCCAAGCCGGTCGGTCGCGATCGTCGGTTCGATGTATTCGAGAAAGACTACCTAGAAAATGATGGCGAGATTCGTCGATTGAAACCAAAGTCGGTAATGTCAGGCACCGCCTACTCTACAGATGC